AAGTGTTTGGGTCGATAGTTGACCTGTAGTTTTTGCTTTTTGTTACCTTGATATCCGGTAACTAGAATTTTGTCTCTTGTACGACAAACATTAGTGTAGAAATCCATACTGTAAGTATACTACAGTAGGTCTATTCTGTCAATGTTCTTTTATCTTCGAAATCAAAATGTTTTTTGATTACAGACTTAATCTCTTCCCAATGTCCTATTGAGTTAAGTTCTTTTTCTACTGTCTGCATCATGTCTGGGTGATCTGCTACACCACTTGCATTTTTAGTTAGTACTTCAACATTGATCTTATGTTTCTCGATCATTGCATCTGCATGTTTGATTTGTGCCATTAAGACACGATTTGAAAAGTCTATCATAATTTACTCCGGGGCAACTGGGACGTGCAATGTACTTAGGTCTTCTTTATCATCGTAGTTAGGTGTTTGCCCTTCTGCTCTGTTTAAAATACCATTAAGTTGATCAATCAATGCATCATCACTAGCATCACCATAATTTCTTAGGTGTTTAATCGTAAAATTTATTGCACTGAAATCTGGTGTATCATTTTCATCTGCTTCCATATCTAGATGAGATTGAATGCTGTTTCGATAAAGTGAAAGATTATTTACATCTGTCATTTTTGTCCTCGTATTCCTCTATTACCTGTCGCAACTTTGAAATTAGTTTCAAGTTGCGGTTTTGGATCAAACACTGATTGTATTAACAGTTGATTGATCTTGAACTTAAACTCTTTTGCATAAGGTATCCATGGAGCAAAGTTCACTTCCATTTTATTATTCTCTGCTGTAGTGAGAATAATTTGTGGTTCAGTTATTATATAGTTGCCAAAAAAAGTCTTCTTAACAAACCCCATAATAACTTCGCCAGTGTTCAGACGAATGCATTTAACTTCCTGCATTTAGCACTGTTTCCTGTAGTTCAACTGATCTGCGACCAACTTGTCCAAACCATCGTGAATCTTCCATCTGCACTGCCATCTCTTTCCAATCACTAACTGAACATGCCTTTAACATGTTTCTAAATTTACCTAGGCGATTTGCACCTAAATTAAAACACATATTAACTAAGACGTGCTGAATATCTTCGTTAAGATTATCAAAGTCTATATTGTGTTTTTCACATACATGTTTTGTTTCCTCAACATGTTTATCAAAGTCAATCTCGTAGACTGCATCTACTCTTTCTTGACTTACTGGTGTTCCTTCTGGTTCACCAAATTCTGGGTCTCCTTCTCTAACGAGATGTCCGACTCCAAATGTTAAGTAACCAAGAGAATCTTTATAGATTTCTAGGACTTCGCCCTCATGTCTCTTGATCTGGTTTTGTAATAACTCTCTGTTCATACTTATCTTTCTCTAGTTGTTCATCAATTAATTCAAGGAGTATATCACCCATTAACTGATTAAGTTCACTGTTATTTAGTAAATCTTCTATGTTTTCCTCTGTCTCTTCTACATCTTCTGGTAGTCTTCTGATACTTCTTTGAAAATTAATCTGTGCTTCGCCATCAACAAACTGTACATCACCATATTGATACACTAGACCTTTCCATTCAGAACCAATAAGTTCTATACCCGCATCTTTTTCAAATGGGTTTTCGACTACTCTGTATATTGTTCCGAATAATTTTGACATAAAAATAGGGCACTCTAGGTGCCCTTATATTTAGATGTTTGCTAAAACATTTTCTGGTGCTGATACTTCATATGGATCAGTTTCGATGTTATCACCGAATCCCTCTTCTGCGAATACATGTTCAACGACATTGTCGTTTACAACTATTGCATATCTCCATGATCTTACACCAAAACCTAAGTTTGCTTTCTTTACACTTGCACCTACAAGTTCTGTAAATTCACCATTACCATCTGGTAGTGGTCTCACATTCTGTACACCCTGTGTTTCGAACCATGAGTTCATAACAAATGAATCGTTTACAGATAAACAGTACACCTCTTCAACACCTTTCTCTTGAAACTTTGAAAACATTGTTTCATATCCTGGTAGTTGAAATGATGAACATGTTGGCGTGAATGCACCCGGTAGTGCAAAGATTACTACTCTCTTACCAGCAAACTGTTCAGTAGTGTTTAGAAGAACAAAGTCTCCATCAACCCTAACTGGCATGTTTACTTCTGGTAAATTTTCACCTACGTTTATCATAATAAAATCTCCTAATTAATTAAGATACTCCTATTATAATACAAACAGGAGTATCTGTAAATAGGGTTTTATTTAATTTTGATTGTCTGAGGTTTCTCAGATTCAGGAATCTCTCTCTCAAGAGATACAACTAACAACCCATTAACTACTGATGCAGATTTAACTTTAACATGTTCACCAAGTGTCCATGATCTTTTGAAACTTCTCTCTGAAATTCCTTTATGTACAAAGTCTAGTTCTTGACGTGTAGTATTATCACCAGTAACAGTTAGTATTGAATCTTTATATTCAATATTGAGTTCTTCTTTGTTGAACCCTGCAACTGCAAGTTCAATGAGATATGTATCTTCTGAAGATTTAATCACATTGTATGGTGGAAAGTTGTCGTTGATATTAGATATCCTCTCCATGTCTGAAAAGAGTTTATCGAATCCTATTGTGAACGGTCTGAATTGACCAAATGTATCTATTGCTGTCATTTGTTTCTCCTATTTAATAGCAAGTTGTTTCTAATCCCCTTATGGGCAATTAGGGCGTATGATCTGATCTGCTGGTATCTCTCTATTAAATTACTTCAATTTCAAGTCAGCAAATCAGTTCATACTAAAACTTATCGATTTTGTGTGGTACTATGAGTAGTAGGATTTCTTCACTTACGATCTGATCTCCCTTACTCGGTGTACCTATCTGCCGATAAGGCGAACTTCAATAGTAGGTTTTCTTCACTTACGATCTGATTACCCTTATATCAGTTCTAGTGCTTTCAAAAGAGTTATCTAACCGAGCACTTTTGAAGATTGTTGCTACCAATAAATTGGTTTGTTATCAACCCGTGCTCTTTTGAAGAAAGAATTATCTTTTTTCAGCATTTGTATTTATATATTATATATGTTCAACCACCAATTTTTCAAGGGGTTTTTTGAAAATAATTCAATTATTTTTGAACGTTCACCATTTTGATTACTTTATTAAGTCTACCACACTTCATCAATGAGTGAAATTTGTCTGCGTAGTAGGCAGACAATGATGCTAATCTATGCATTTTTATCTCCTATAATGTACTGCAACTATCCGTAACTGCTCTTCGATTTCTCTACTTCGTCTTGTTACATAAATGTTGCATTCGTAACAGTATTGTTACAAATGTATTTATACATTATATCATGAGAATACTATATTTGCTAGACCTTTTTTGTTTCTTCGAACTAACTCGTTCTTAATCTTTTGTCGTAGTTTAGGGACTACAGGTTTGTTGTATGCATCTAATAGAGTTTTGATTGACTGACACTTCATGTATTCATGAACTATAGTAACCTTCTTAGTTGATCTATCTATTTGCTTAGATGTTTTTCCGTATTTCACTGGCATAATCTCTCCATAATTAAGTACTAGTATTTAGTGCTATCTTCTTTCGCATTCCTTTTCTGCGCCATGCCATACATTGTAGTTATTACCTACAACTAATGCCATTAGAAAATTTATATTATCTATAGTTTTTGGTTCTAGAGTCTCTCGTTGTATATCAGATTCAATTGCAGGCAAGAGAACAAGTGTTTTAACAAGAAACATTTGTGGTACTGATGGTCGTTCACCAACAATTGGATTCATTTCATAGACACAATCATATTTAAGTCCACGATAAGTTGTATAGATATCTGCAAGTTGTAGTGTGGTAAATGTAATCCACTGCTTAGTTGAGATTGGTTCAGATAGTGTAAATTGTAACTTGTTCTTCTTTTCCTTTGACTTTAATATCATCGACTCTAGTAAATAGTCCTTCTTGACAGAGTCCAGCAGTTCTTTGCGATAACAACACTCGTACCCCATTATAATTGCGTGTTTGTCCTTCGAGTCTAGCACCCAAGTTGACGGCATCTCCAATGACGGAATAGTCAAATCTAAGTTCTGATCCCATGTTTCCGACAATACATTCCCCTGTACTGATGCCGATACCAACATCAATCCTAGGAAGGCCTTGTTCTTGATATTCTTTAATAAGTTCATCTGCTTTCTCTGATATTTCTTTTGATGCATCGACTGCCTTCTGAGCATGATCTTCACAATCCAAGGGAGCATTCCAAAATGCCATTATACAATCGCCCATATACTTGTCAATAGTACCACCATGACTTAGTATAATCTTTGTCATAGTATCTAGATATTTATTAATAAGTAAGACTAGACCCTCTGGATCATTTTTGTTTTTATAATGTTCAGATACAGGTGTAAATCCACAGATGTCCATGAATAAGAAAGTCATCTCTTTTCTATCCCCACCTAACTTAAGTTTGCTAGGGTCTTTTTGTAATTCCTCAACCATGTCTGGAGATAAATACATCTTGAACTGTTTCTTAATTTGTTCTTTGAGTTGATATGTAATATAGTATTTGTTGAAAGAAGCATGTCCAAAAACTACTACGGAGGATATCGATGACCAGAAAGTATCGAAAAGAACGTAATCATAAGTCCAGATCCAGAATCCACCACCCAACTGAAGTCCAACAATACCTAGACTCACTATCGCCGAAACAGTTGTGGGAAGCATGTAAACCGCTCCCAATATTCCTAGCAAAACTGTCAAGAGAAGAACAACTTCGAGAAATTCAAGATAGTAGGATTGTTGTATTCGAACTTCTTGCAGAACGGTTTGGATTAGGTTTGCTTGAACTTCATGAGGATATAATACACCCACTGGGGTTGAAATTGGATTATTCAATCCCTCAGCAGTTAAACCCCATACTAAAACCTTGTTTGTAAGATTAGCAGTTTCAAGATCACTTGCTGATACTCTATCAAACTCGTTCCAATAACTGATCATTACATCACTTGTTGGAGTAGTCTCGATTGGTGGTGCTTTACCCATTCTAATCCATTCTATTCCAACTTCTGGTGTAACTTTAGTATTGTAATTGGGCATATCGTATAATGCTCTGAGTGTCTCTAGAGCAAGAGATGGATATATAACATCGTTTGCTTTTACGATAAGTGGTGCTGATCTAATTGTTCCATCAAAGTTTGCTGTACCCATTTGAGAAGGTGTAGCAACTGTAACACCGACACCATAAGTATTGTTACGCAGAACTTCGACCGGTGAAGCAATACCATCATATGACCAAATAGAATCTTCTATCTGTCCACCACCAAATGTTGTAGTTTTAACGAAAGGTGCGGCCCCAGTACCTTTTTGATTAGTTGGTTGAGATGATAAGACGGACAATCTATTGATTAGTCCTAACGCAAAGTCATCGTCTTGTTGGAAACGATCCGGTTGTGTAAACCCAATTGCAAATACATGAGTTAAACTTGGATCAGTATTTAATAATATTTCCCCGTAAATTCCACGAGGCCAAGGGAACTGACCATATTTTTCTAAGGACATTTCATCTATGTCCACTAGAACAATATCTTCTACTTTTTGAATCTCTTGTTGTTGATGTAAGAAGTCAAACCATGACCATGATATGTTCTCTATAAAATATGGATTCCATATCTTAAGTCCTAAACATAAACTAATTGTAACTAAAACTGTTTTCCAATTATACATAGATGTCTATAATCATGCCCTTTCTCCACTCTAGTAGTCTATACTTTCGATATCTATTTTGTGGTAACATTCATTAGTTGCCCTGTGTAACTGTAACTGAGCAACCACCAACTGTCATGCAGGTCTGTGTAAGATTATATGATTGTGCTGTAGCACCTTGTTGAGTGAGGTTGAGTGTAGTCAAATAATTTCCTTGAAGACGAATGTAAGCACCATGTGTACCTGTACCATTCTGTAATAAGTTTACTTCTGAATTATTTGTACTGCCATAATAATATACTCTTGCGTATTTACCACCGAGTCCATCTTGATCGATGTTTGTCTCTGTATAACTTGCGTGTATATCTAGGTACGTTTCGTGTGTACCATCTTGTTCTACATTGACTTCATTATAATTACCCAAGACGTGGGCACCATATGTTGAACTGCCGTCTTGATCTATATTGATTGTATTGTTTGTTCCGTCAACATCACCGCCCCATGATTCTCCAGATCCCCACCAAGGGACCCATGAAATTGTATTGCCATTACCTTTCTGAGTGAGATTGAATGTGTTGTTTCCGTGATCAGTGGTGAATCTAATAAGATTTCCATATCCTATTTGCTCAATATTAAGAGTTAAGTTATCACCACCATTGACTTGTTCTACGTGAACGTGATTGTCATCGGCAAAAGTGAGGGCACTTATTAAAATAAATGCCCCTATAATAAATGTTCTTTTTAAAAAATCCATACTAATAATAGTGTAAGTAGAGCACCTTCTAAAAAAGATATGAGCATTGCTTGATACTCAGTTATCTGTAGGCGTTCTAACCATTTATACGTCAAATCTTCATGCCATTCTAAAAATCTTGTTAAATAATGCATAAAATTTCCTCCGTGTTATATTTAGTTAGATTGATTGATCACAATCTCAATTGCTTTGTCTCCACTACCAAATTCTATTATTCCTTGGTAACTGTCGACATTTGTTTCTAAAGTACCAGAGTTGCCACTTGCTATGATAATTTCTATGAGACCATTCACATCTCTAAAGAATATTAGGTCATTGTCTCTCACAAAAACATTATACTGAGAGTCTTTATTAAAACCAAAGGCCGCTCCGATCAAATCTATATTTCCTATTGCACCAGATCCTGATTGTACATCTCTGAGACTTATTGTAGTTCTTTCTAGTTCTGGTACTACGTCTAAGAGATCAGTCAAGAAATCAACATCAAGAAAGTCTATGTCCAACTCTGAGAAAGATAAGTCCTCTGTAGTGTCTGCTAATGCATCACCTTCGAGTTCATTAAATTCTAAGAAGTCTACATCTAGAATACCTTGATCTTGATCTTGATCATCTCTGTAATCATCTTCTAATTGTTGTTTTACTTCAGGTGGTGGATTAACAATAAACATATTATCAATCATGCTTGGTGTAATATTATTAATTGTTAATGCTGTAGTTGGTGCACTGTCTAATGTCGCAACTACAGTTGCTTGATATGGTTGATTGAGTGTAACTTCACCACCTAAATTTGAAACTACTATTTCACCACTCGATTCTCCTGTCTCTTCATCTGGGAGTAAGATCACTAATGATCTTCCGATCTCATCTACGGTTGTAGTAAAATCTGTACCCTTAATTGATATCTGAGCAGTTGGTGTTGAAACGTTTACGTTTGCTTTGTTGATTCTATTTCCTAATCCAGATGTAAATCTTGCTGTACCCTGTACCATTTTAATGGACATTTTGGATAAGTTTGGATCGGGATCATAATATGCTTCATCGATATAAGCATATGTGTGTTCAGTCATATCTAAAACTTCATTGTCTAAGAAGACAATCTTCATTCTACCATTGACTGTTTGTGCTTCATCTTTTAGAACAATCGGTGTCCCTATAGGATTTTCTAATTGTTCTCTGTCTCTGGTGATGAAACCATTACCAGATTGTTCTACAATATCACCAATGGGATTGCTTAACACAATCCCACTGATTAACAAAGTACTAAGAGTCGTTAGCAGAATCTTTTTGATTGATCTGAATGACTGCATTTTCACTATCGACATTAAGGTTTATTATCGCATTGGGTGTTGCACAGGCATTTGATGCACCTGATACACACGTTCCTGATAACTGATTGATATCTACGTCAGCACCTGAACCATCTAAAACCATAGTTAAAGATTGTTCTCCATCGTTCTGCAATGTATTGATATTGTTTGTAGAACCATCTATATCTAAG